TATCAGTCTTAGTAATTATAAGATCTGTTTGTTGAAACGCAAAGATTGTGTCATCGCCATTATGTTGCGAGATTATTCTTGAATCCGGATAGGTGATAGGATCCGCCAAAAACTTCTCTCGATCATGTTCTAAATAAAAACAGGCCTGAGCATAGTAGAAATATAGTGCCGACGTGAATGTGTTAAGATCTCCAGTAAGATACCATCCAGTTGGGTTTCCACCCTCTTTACGATAGATGTTGCCATCTGCAGCTTTAATAAAAGTATATATTGTATGTCCAATTGACCAATCAAACAAATCCAAATCTTCAGGAGGGACGTATTTCCTCCAAATTGATGTGATCAATGAAATTATTGATGCAGAACAAGTTGTGTCCATGCCATCAACATCATAGGAGCCACCTAAGCCAGTATCTTGAAACATTTTAACAAATAAAGGTTCCATTTGCTTAAAAGGATCAATACCAATGGTACTGGGATAATCTGTATCTGTAGCACGCTCTATACTAGCATGATGAGCGTAGTAAAAGAGGTAATAGCATACAGCAGTGTGGTGTATAGGCGCTGACAATATCGAGCGGCCAGCCTTAGATTTTGCACGAACTTCATCTTTGAGAAAAGATGAGAACAAAGTGACGAATGACATAACTTTCCTACTAAGTATAGAATCATAAAGTTCTGACCCAATATCTTGAAGGAGCTCAACTTTGTCATCATAGGTTTTGTTCCAAGGAGTTCCAGCTGACGTTCTATTAATATCACCAGCTCCAGTGCGCTGCAATCCATTGATCAGCTGTTCTTTACTGGGTCGTTTAGAGAGTTGCTCTAAAAACGGTGCGAATTTGTATTCTAAGCGAATCAAAGCCAGGTCTAAAGCTTTCTTATTAGGAAAGACCCAATTAGGATGATCATACTTAAACACTCCTTCTACAGCCAATTCTTGGGTAATTGGTTTAATTTCATATATAGAGCTATCAACATAGGGGGACATATACTCATTGGCTAGCTCATCAAAAATGTATTCTGAACTAGGTTGCGAACCTGCTTGAAGGCTATTAATATAAGTTAACGACTCTTCTTTTGGTTGGGATTCAACAAAAATGAGTGACTCTTGTTTGGGAATTACAAACAAAGATGAGTTTAACGATTTAGGCGTTATACGCTCATAGGCATTAGTGTATTTTGTATAAGAACCCCATCTATGAAGTCCCATA